GGATGAGCGGGTTGTTGAGCAGCTTGACGGCATAGACGTTCGGGTGAGCGAAGCCTGCGTCTCTAGCTGCTGCGGTTTGCGTCATGTCCCGATGCAGATAGTTATCGAGGAACTTCTGCTGCTGTGGTGTGAGGCGCTTTCGTCCATCAGGCAGTGGTTCTCCTACCTTAGGCATCTTGCGTCTCTTTCTTCTTGGCTTGTGTGTAGGGTGCGTTGCGGTGTTCGTATGGATCGTCTGAGAGGTTGACGAGTTTGTAGGATTCGAGTTGTGAGGAGTATGTTTTGTTGTCCTTGCAGGTGTAGGTGATGAGGTATCTTTGGGTCCCGTCTGTGCGAGAGATGTAGGGTGTTACGTTGGTGACTTTGACGTAGAGCTTGGGCTTGGTGTTGTCGTTGTCTGGGAAGGTCCAGAAGATGTCCCCGATGTTTGGGACGTGTTTCAGGCGCACGGACATTCCGTTTGGCCCGATGGGTTCTGCTGCTGCGAGTTGTTCTGGGAGAGCGAAGCTGTTGGCTCTCCGTTGGCGATAGATGTCTGGCTTCTTATGCCCGTGCTTTGCGAGTGACTTCGAGCAGAGGCCTGAGGAGTAGTAGTTCTTGTCTTCGTCTTGGAAGGCGATGACGTGTGTGGTGGTTTGGTCTTTGGCTCGGACGTATTCGGCCACGTCTGTGACGACGAGGAAGAGCGGGATCTTGGCTTTGCCATAGGATGTAAGGAAGGTGTCCCCGACGCTGGGGGTTTCCTTGAGATCGACCTGTCGATCTTTGTTGGTGGATAGCGGCTTGGGGTATTTTCTGGCGGGCATTGTGTATCTCCGATGCTTGCTGGCGTTTCGGGTGCCATGGCGGTCGCTGCGTTTTGCCCTGCTTCGACTGCCGTTCTGGAGTTATGGCATCTGTGTTCGGCTACGTCAATCCCGTCCCCGGGACGAGTAACCCCGGCCCTACGGCCTCCGGGGGTTACATCCCTAATAGCCCATTAAGGGCTAGGGATGTAGGGTGTTGGAATGAAAAAAATTCTCAAAAATCCCGAACGTTTTCGGGCACATGGGCCTTCTGTATCAGCGTTCCATTGTTCTGGATTCCAACCGTTTTAACTGTTTCTGTTCAGTGACTTACGAAAAAAAATAGTTTCGTCCCGATTAAAACGTGCACCTTCATGCGGTTGCTGGCCTATCATTTTTTTGGGGCACATGTAGGAAAAACAACGACATGACCCTTCTGTATCAACTCCCTACATATCGCTAAAACGGAATATGTAGGCCCTCCAGACCCCCTTGACATGCTCATTTCGTGCCCGTAGTATGCCCATGTCTTGACGATTCTAGCAGACGACAGGAGACACCGATGCGACAACGTGACGCAGGTAAAACCTTCAAAAAGTGCGAGGAGTGTGACGGCACAGGGGAGGTTGAGGTTGAGTATGTCCGTGGTTCTGGCCCCAACGCTGACTTGGCGTATCGCTTGGACGTATGTGAGGAGTGCTGGGGTTGTGGGGAGGTAGAGTGTGATGGCGACGCATGAGGAACCTTTGCCTTCGTGGCTGGAGGAGGAACTGCGGCAGCAGGGTTTAGGCACCAAGCTGCTGGAGCGTGAGTTGTTCTTGCAGAAGCCAGACAAGCGCGACCCGAGCGAGGTGAGCCGTCCTGCATATGGGAGGGGAGAAGAATGTCAATTCTGAGTGTAACGATCCTGACTGTCGGCCTGTCTACGGGTTGGCAGGGGTATGTCGGTGTCTATGCCGAGATGGATCACTGCCGAATGGTGCAGGGTCTGATTACCCATGAGGAGCCCGGCGCGGTTACGACATGCGAGACGCATAGGCTGCACTACCCTGTGCCGATCCCGCCGCCGAGACCTGCTGGGCTGCGTGCGGTGCGTGAGCCTGTTCTGATTCCGCCGATGAGGCCGAGCAATCTGGGAGTGAGCAAATGACCGAGGAAGTGAAGGAAGGCACGATCCGCGTGGTCGAGTGGATGCTCGACTACGACGCTGGGCCGCTGATCTTGACGAACAATTTCCGCTGGCGTCTTGATCAGTTCATTGACGGGCAGTGGGTTGAGGTCCCTGCGTTCCATCTCGACCGGGACGGGAACCTGAAAGAGGGTCGGATTTACCCTGTTGAGGTGAGCAAATGACCGAGGCGCAAGTAGAGCGGGCCGTGATCGAGGCCTTTAAAGTTGTGTTCAAGAAGATGGAGCAAGGAAAGCTATGAAAAATCTACTGGACAAGGCATCTGACCTGACTGTGAGCGAAAAGCTGAGCGAGCCGACTGAGGTGCTGTCTTTTCTGCTTGATGCGATTGAGACGTATTGCCCCGACTACATGCACGGCATCCCCAAGTCTGAGTATGTTGATGCGGCGAAGCGTGCGATTGTTCGGCTGGAGGGCAAGCTGTGAGTGAAACACCGAAACGGATTTGGGCATTTCACGATGGGCCGCTGGTTGGATATTTCGTCGGGCAAAGCCCCGGCGAAGGTGCTTACGTCGCCGAATACATCCGCGACGATCTGGTGACGGCGACGCTGGGTGCGGCGCGCGACAAGGCGAAGGCGCGGATCGCGGCGTTGGAGGCCAAGCTGGCGAAGGCGGTGGATGAAACTCTTGATGCGGCAAGTGCCTACATGAAAAAACAATATGGCATTGAAGCGTTGTCTCACCCTGTGGATCGTGCGCGCATCATCGCAGAATTGAAGGGAGACAAGACATGACCGACGAGGAACTGGTGAAGCGCCTGCGCGATCTCGGCGACCATGCAGCCTATGAGCCTGACATGCACCACACCGCTGCGGATCAGATCGACGACCTCAAGCGCGAGAACCAAGAGCTGCGGCAGCAAGCCACGTTCTGGCAGGAGCGCGCCGAGTATTGGCGTGACCTGTGGAGCAAGGCCGCGAACCGGCTGCTGCAAGTGGACCCTGAACTGTCCGGGCCGATGACGACCAAGGCGGAGGAGATCAGGAAGATCACGCAGGCGTTGAAGAACCCAGACCCGTGGAAGGATGTGTGATGGCAGAAGGCCACTATCTGACAGACGACAGCGACCCCCGCATCTGCATCATGATGGACCAACATGTCTTCGACGCCATAAATGCCCATGCGAACAGATGTCGAGAGCCCTTCTCGAACGTAGCCCGTGAGCTACTGAGGTGTGCGGTCGAGGACGGGAAGCTGGACGAATACTACCCGAGGAGGATGAAAAGATGGAAAAGCGCGTAGACGCAGAAAGCCTGATGAGACTTATGGAGCGGACATTGAAGTCGCTCGTTCAAGACCTCGGAGACGACGCCCAATTTGTGCGTGGCTTTCGCTTTGCCACTACTGTTGTAAAAATGGAGGCAGAGAAGCCAGCCACAGGAGACGCATCGTGCAAATCGTAGTTCCGGCCTACAATGTGAAAGCGGATCAGGCGACTCGGTATGAGGCGCAGATCGCGGCTATCATGCACATGCACAGGGACAAGGAGATCAATCGCTTTGTGAGCGAGAAGTTACCTGAGGCTAGGCCTAGGGCGATTGCCCGTGCGAATGTTCCGAAGCTGCCTGATGGCGAGAAGAAGGTTGTTGGCAGCGCGAGGGGGAGAGAGAACAATGCGACGGACGAACTTGTTCTGAAGGCTTTGGCTGAGCGTGAGATGTCGATTGCGGATATTTCTGAGACTGTAGGTATCTCTCGCCAACTTGTTCGGCATGTGGTTGACAGGCTGTTGTCTCGCAAGGAGATCACGCGGAAGAATCGAAATAAGAAGGTGACGATGTTTCGTCTGTCTGAGGAGAATGGTGATGCCGAAGGAGCTTAGGAAGAAGGATCTTATGAGGATCATGGAGCAGATGCCTGAGAAGATGTCGCCGAGGGATGCGAGCATTATCCTGTGCGCGATTGTGAGCAACTACGGGATGGAAAAGTCGTTTGCGTTGATTGTGACGGCATCTGCTGTGGCGCTTGGGCTGGCTGAGGTGGTTGACAAGAATCAGGTGAATTGAGTATGTTTCATGCCGGGAAGGGGCACATACCATTCACATCTTGGGTGGTCGGGCCGCGTATCCAGTCCTGCGCCACAGTCTGATGCGTCGCCGTGCTCCTTCCTAGCTTCCCAACTGCTTGAACAGTTCGCTGATCTTGATGTCGTCTGCGTTGATGCGGGCGATGATTTTTTCTGCGTCTCGCGGTGCGTGACGGAATGACAGTCTGAGGATGTCCATCCAGTTGACGTTGTTGCGTGATCTGGTTTCTTCGATCTGGTTGATGATGAGTTTGCGACGCAGGTTTTGCGCGCGTTCGATTGCGAGTAGGCGTGGGATTTCTATGTGGATGTGGCTGTCCCACCCGGAGAAATGTTCGGGAAGATCTGAGACGCGGTGGTAGGTTCCCCGTCCAGACTGTGGGAGAAGGTAGTATGATCTGTTAATGATGCGGTCGATATGGTCTTCTAGCATCAAGTGCCCTTGGACGACGAGGCTATTGTAGGTTTGCTCGAAGGTTGATTCTCCATCTTTGAAGTATCTTCGGCGCTTAGCGATGAATGGCCCTGTGTCGATGCCTTCGTCGATTTTGTGGATGGTCACGCCGGATGGTGTGCCGTCGTAGTGGGCCCAGAAGTTCGGGTGTGCGCCCCTGTTGAGCGGCAGGAGTGACATGTGGACGTTGAAGACGTCGCACTTTGCGGTGTCTAGCACGGCTTTAGGGATGATGTGGCGATAGCCGAAGCTGATGATGACGCTGTAGGGAGACAGGTCTGTTACTGGATGCGTGACTGTGACTGTCTCGTATCCTTTGGAATTGAGGAGTGGCGCGATTTTGAAGGCCTCTTGGCCGAGGAGGAGGGCTATCATTTGATGTGTTCCCATGTGACGGGTGTGTTTGGTTGCGCGTCTTTCTTGGCTTTGGTGCCTTCGACGAGCCAGTCTAGGTGGGGTGGCAGGCCGTATCCGGGTCTGACGCTACGGAAATGTTCGGCTGTGATGGTCTCGCCTGCGGAGACTGGTTTGACGAAATAGAGGGATCTGCGGAAGACTCTGCTTCCTGCTTCCTCTGGTTTGTCCTCGAAGCTGTAGTGGAGTGCGCTTGCTGTGTCGTCGAGATCTTTCCGCAGGGCTGCGAGTTGTTCGGGTGTGATGGAGAAGTGATCGTCTGGCCCATGGCCGTTGGGGTCGAGGGTGACGTGCTTCTCGATGTATTGTGCGCCGAGGGCAGTCGCTGCGATGGCTGCTGTGTTGTTCATGGTGTGGTCGGACAGGCCGATGGTGCAGCGAAAGCGACTTGAAAGCTCTTTGATGTTCAGGAGGTAGGAATGTTCGGGTTGCGCTGGGTATGCGGAGATGCAGTGCATGAGCACGATCTCTTGCGTGTTGCCGAGCTTTGTCCAGTTTGGCTGGGTGCTTTTGACTGTGTTAACGGCGCGTTCGATATCTGCGAGTGATGCCATGCCAGTTGAGATGAACATGGGCTTCAGGGTTCTGGCAGCGTAGGAGATGAGTGTTGTGTCTGTGATCTCGAAGGACGCGATCTTGTAGGCTGGGCAGTCGAGATCGCGGAGGATATCGACGGATGACTTGTCGAATACGGAGGCGAACAAGTTGATCTTGTTCTTGCGTGCGAAGTCGAAGAGTTCGGGCATCCACCGGAGAGGTGTGTGGGCCTCGGTGTAGAGGTCAAAAAGGTTAACGGATCTGCCTCTCCAGTTAACCTTGAAGTCTGGTGTGTCTGCTTTGAGTGTGATGGTATCAGGTGTGTAGGCTTGGAGCTTCACCATATCTGCGCCGTTTATGGCGCACTGGATGATGAGTTCCTTTGCGCGATTGATTTCGCCGCGATGGTTGCCTGAGATTTCTGCGATGATCTTTACCATGTCGAGAGCAGTGCCTCTGCTGCGTTCCAGTCTGCTGGTTCGTCGATGTCGATGGTGTGCTTGGGCATGATGTAGGCTTTGGTGTGGACGCTGATGATAGGCGTCTCGGAGAGCCAGATGTGTGCTGCTGCCCAGTAGAATTGGCCTGCATCGTGGTAGGACTTTGCCATGTCTTGGGTGCGCTGGCTCATGGCTGCGGGGCTTCTCGGCATGACATGGTTGTCTTTCATAAGGTGCAGCGAGCGTTCGATTGGGTGTGCGTATTCGACTGCTGCCATGATGAAGGCTGCGTCATTGGACGACAGGAGGAGTTTGTGACTGCCGATGAGATGTTGCGGCTTGGTGAAGACGGCTGTGGGGTAGAGGCAGCAGACGGGTTCGAGGTGCTGACAGCCGACTTCTTCGATGGCGTGTGCGATGACGGTCTTGGTTGAGGTGTTGTCGTCGCACAGATGTTCGGGCCTGAGGAGGTATGGGATGTCGTTGTCCCTTGCGATGTCGATAGCTTTGGTGTCGTCGGTCGTGACGATGACGTCGTCGAAGAGGCCTGACTTCTTTGCGCTATGGATGACGATGTTGAGGATTGGAGTGTCGATGAAGGTTGCGGTGTTCTTGCCCGGGATGCGCTTGGAGCCTGCGCGTGCTGGGATGATGCAGATTGTCATGTGTTGGCCTTTACGATGCTGATGACTTCTTCTTGTTCTTGGTGGGTGAGTTGTTGGTGGAGTGGCAGGCTGACGGCTTCCCTGTAGTAGAGTTCTGCTTCTGGGCAGATGCCTCGTTTGAAGCCCAGTTTCTCGTGGTAGTAGTTGTGGAAGTAGACGGGGATGTAGTGTATCGGCGAGTGGTATCCGGCTATTACGAGTGCTTCTCTGATGTCGTCTGAGTTCTCGTGACGGATGATGTGCAGATGGTGCGATCTTTCTGAGTCGAGCCTTATGGCTTGGTGCCTTACGTTGGGCAGTTCATCCATGTAGCGTGTGGCGAGATCGCTTCTTGTTTCGATGAAGCGTCGCAGTTTTTTGAGTTGCGATGAGCCGAGTGCCGCTGCGAGATCTGTCATGCGGTAGTTGTGGCCTAGACGATACTGATGTCCGTTACGCATGCCATGGCTTCGGAACATGCGCATTTCGTCTGCCACATGCTTGATGTTGGTGACTGCCATGCCTCCTTCGCCTGTGGTGATCGGTTTGACGGGATGAAAGCTGAAGACGGTGACGTCTGAGTAGCGTGAGCATCCGACTGGGGTTAGTGGCTTTTGCATGGAGCCTAAGGCGTGGGATGCGTCTTCGATAACGCGTGCGCCGACTGTTCTTGCGAACTCGTCGATGGCTGGCATGTTTGCTGGTTCGCCTGCCATGTGTGTGACGATGATGAAGTCGGGCGCGACTTTTGTCTTGTCCAGTTTGTCCCACAAGGCGATGGGGCACATGTTGTAGGTGTCTGGGTTGATGTCCACGAAGTCCACAGTTGCGCCGCAGTAGAGAGCGCAGTTGGCTGTGGCTGCGAAGGTGATGGGGCTGACCCATACAACGTCCCACTGCTTCATGCCGAGGGCTTTGCAGGCAGCGTGAAGTGCGGAGGTTGCTGAGTTCATGGCGACGCCGAAGCGTGCATTCACGGCAGCGCAGACATCTTTCTCGAATTGTTCGACTGCTGGCCCTTGGGTGAGCATAGGCGAGCGGAGGATCGAGGTGACGGCTTCGATGTCGTCTTCGTCGATCTGTTGACGGCTATAGGGTTTCATGTGCGAGCCAGAGTTTGAGTTGTTCGGATGTCATCCAGTGCGGGTTCGTGTCGCTTGTGTAGGAGAAGGATGGTGAGACAGCGACGCCGTCCTTGATGCGTGTGGGATCTAGGTGCCAGTCGTAGATGGCTGGCAGGATCTTGAAGTAGTCTTGGTATTCGTAGGTGTATGGCGCGTCTTCGTGGCCAATCATTTGTTCGTGCAGCTTTTCGCCGGGCCGTGTGCCGATGATGTCGAAGGACGCTTCTGGCCGAATTGTTCGGGCTATCTCAACGACCTTCATGGATGGTATCTTGCGAACGTAGATCTCGCCACCGATTGAGTCGTTGAGTGCGTGCATGACGAGATCTACCCCTTGTTCGAGGGTTATCATGAAGCGTGTCATGCGGATGTCTGTGATGGGGATTTTGGTCCCTACGAAGGATTTGAAGAGGGGGATGACGGAGCCTCGTGAGCCCATGACGTTGCCGTAGCGCACGACGGAGAAGGTTGTGTTGCTGTAGGAGTTCGAGGCGATGAAGAGCTTGTCCGAGCAGAGCTTCGATGCGCCGTAGAGGTTGACGGGCGATGATGCCTTGTCGGTTGATAGGGCGACGACTTTCTTGACGCCGCATGCTGTGGCTGCGTCGGCTACGTTCATCGCGCCGATGACGTTGGTCTTGATGCACTCGAAGGGATTGTATTCCGCTGACGGGACGATCTTCATGGCTGCGGCATGGATAACGTAATCGACGCCGCGCATGGCAAGATGGAGACGCTCGCGGTCGCGAACGTCTCCGATGAAGTATTTGACCTGTGGGTGCTTCTTTGCCATTTCCCACTGCTTCATTTCGTCTCGCGAGTAGACGATGATGCGAGCGGGGTTGAGAGCGGACGCTGCCTTTACGAACGCTTGGCCGAAGGAGCCTGTGCCCCCTGTTATGAGAACGGTGGCATCAGTCAGCAGGGTCATACAGGTCCTCGCCTTTCTTGATCGCTTCGACCAGTCGCTGGATCATCAGCGCACGATCCTTGTTCCAAGGGGTCTTGGGATCGTTGAAGATCATGTTTGATATGGCGGCTATGCGGTCTAGGCCTTTGACTGTGCTGTCTGAGAGTTCCATCAGTCCCACCGTGCTTCGTTTTCGAGGACGAGAACGGGCCCGTAGAGCGGGCGACCAAACATGTCGCTGGCCTTCTCGTTGATCGGCAGTTGCTTGAGCAGGCCTTCCTCATCGACGAGGACTTGCATGTCACCAACATGGATCATCTCGACCCATCCGCCGATGATGCTCTGAGCCTGTTCTAGAGAAGGACGCTCCTCCCGCGTGGAGAGGGCGCCGAAGAATTGCATAGCCATCTGTGCCTCCTATGTTGCTAGCATGGGAAACTTAGTAACTTATTCCACACAAGTCAAACGTTATCTCGTGCGGTCGTGGGCTGGTATTCACCGCGCGAGAGGGGCCCACCGGGGACGCCGAGGAACTTTGTTGCGCCGCTTGGGGTGAGGGCTTTGAGGATAACTTGCCCTGTGGAGAGGAGGTAGTCCAGTTCGGTCTTGATGGTGGACTTCGACCAAGGCTTGAGGGCGTTGATGAAGATGTGATCGTTGGACATGGTCTGGATGACCTCGTGGACGCCGTTGCGGCCTGTCATCATGACTGCTTCGCCATTGTTCTCACGCAGTTCGATGAATCCGATGAGGGCGTTGCGGCGCATGTCTGTATTGCCGCTGGCTGTTTGGGCTGCGAGCAGTTCGATGCTGCAATCCTTGAGTAGGCCTGTGTTCATGTCGCGGACGAAGTGCCGGATCTCGCGGTTGGCTGGGCCGTTGGATTTGACCACTGCGCCATCGAAGCAGATGTTGCGCGAGAACGGGATGTTGAGGAACTTGCAGAACTCTCGTGCGGTCTTCTCTTCGACCTGCCAGAGTGCGAAGGCAGCACGGACGCCATCGACGATGGCCGAGGTGCCACGGATCAGATTGCGGGCTTGTTCCGGGGTTGTGATTGGCTCGCTATCCTTGATCTTTGCCATGTGATGGTTGACCATGACGGTAGCGCCGGTCTCGGTTGCCATCTGGGCGAGCATGCCCATGAACGCTGCGCCTGCCGCTGGATCTGCGTTGACATCTGCGTGAACGAAGGAAGCGAGCGGGTCTGCTACGAAGAGTGCGAGGTTCTCGATTTGCAGGATTTGTTCGTAGAGGCGAAGGAACTCCTCCCCCATGGCGTAGGAGTTATCGACCTTGACCATGATCGGAAAGACGCCGCCGAGGTTCGGCAGGGGGATGATGTAGAGGTTGTGCTCGAAGTTAAACCTGTCCCCGTTCGGGTCCAGACGCTCGATGCGGCGATGGATCTCGTCCTTGTCGTCCTCGGCGCAGAGAAGAACGACGTTCCCAAAGTGAGAGACTAGGCCACCGAAGGCGAACTGCATGGGCTTGCCTGATGCGATCTTCATGGCGAGATCGAGGGTCATCATGCCTTTGCCGCTATCGCCTGCGGCAGCGAAGACGACGGGGACGCCGAGAGGCAGGGTGCTGTCGATCAAGAAGTGCTGTTCTGGCGCTGGGCCACGGAATTGTTCGGAGATCAGCAGCGAGTTGTCGAGGAGGTTGATGGGCTTCTTGGTTGCCTTGTTCGGCGCGTTGACGAAAGCCGCGATGTCGAAGCATTCTGAGATAGCGTCGGAGGCGTCCCACTTCTCTGGCTTGCCCCGTGGGGGCGTCAGCATGGTGATTGAGCGCGCACCGGCCCTTGCAGCGAGTTCCTGCACCAGCTTGGCGACCTTGGCCCCAGAGGCGTCGTTGTCTGGCCAAATGATGAGTTCTTTGCCTTGGAGCGGCGAGAAGTCGTAGCTGGGCGCTGACTTGGGCGAGAGCATGCCTGCACCGCCGAGGGTGCATGTGGCGACGTAGCCGAGTTTGTTGAGGTCGTCGGCGCACTTCTCGCCTTCGACCCAGATGATGCGGTCGGCGGTATTGATGCCGGGCAGATTATAGAGCGGACGGATGTCTGGCATCTTCGGGTATGGGCTACCCTGAGAGAACTGCCGGAACTCTTTTTTTGGCTTGCCGTCAGAACCGAGGACGGGCTGTCCATCAGCGTCTCTGGCGATGTATCGCCGCACGATACAGATGATCTCGCCATCGACGGAGGAGTAGATATGTTCGCCATCGTGAGGCGTGTTGATGTCGATCTGCCGGGGAGCAGGCGGGGGAGAAGACGATACTGTCTCGGGGGGTCTGATGGGATTTTGAGGCGGGGCTACGCGAGGCGGTGCGACATCGCCGATGTAGGTTCTGTAGTGACTGACGACCTCTTGGAATGTCCATCCGCGTCCTTCCATGAGGACCTTGCAGATGCCGCCAATACCTTCGCCGGATGCGAAGTCTGAGCCCTGCATGAAGTGCGGGCTGTGCATAGCGATGTCGATCTTGAGCGACTTACCGGGCTCTCCGTTGAAGGAGCCGATTGTAAACAGTTCACCGGTTCGCTTTCCGTTGGGGAAGGTTTCGAGAAGGTCTGAGAGTTGCACTGAGCGCGGCACACGCTCGCTGATTAGCTGGGCTAGGTTCTTTTCCCCGCTAGATCTTGTGTTGCCAAAGGGGATGATCGACATTATATTGTGCTCACACGCTGACTTGGTTGGGTGACTGGCGGGGCTTAGGCCCTGCCTTTTTTTATTGGCTATCCCAGCAAGTTTTCTGGAACTCGCACATGCGGCAGGCGAAGTAGTCTTGCGTCTGCGCAATGCGAGGCAGGATGTCATTGGCCTTTGAAGCGGTCAATATGTTTACCGCTCGGTCGCTGATGCGTTGGGCTAGTTCCGCATCGAAGGGGACGAGTTCGTAGTAGATCTCTGAGTTGTTCTTGTTGACGACAGTAAAGAGCGCCGGGTTCTCTGTCAGGTCCATGTAGGCTTGATAGATGGCGATCTGCGCTGCGTAGACTGGATTGGCCTTGGCGACACCATGTCGCACGAACTCGTTGAACTTCTTGTCACTGGCTGTCTTGTTCTCCCAGAGGCACGGGTAGCCGATGACGTTAGGACCGCCGCAGATCACGCCGTCTATGTGCCCTGCGATCTGGTCGTCAGCGATAGAGAAGCCGAACTGCTTGCCTTTCGAGTCTTGGGTTCTGAGATCGAAGCCTGCCATGCGCAGGACCTTGACCATCTCGTCTTCCAGAACATGGCCGAGCGCGAAGATCCGCAGGGTTTTTGCCGGGAACTTTTTGTCCTCGTCGATGGGAATGTCGAGATAGCGATATTGGATCTTGCGCGAGCATTCGTCGCCCAAGGAGGACGCGCCGATGTAAGCACGTCTGGGTTTCTTTTCGTGGTCCGCGAGGATCGCGGCATCGACCAGAGCCGAGACTTGTTCGGCTCTTGGGTCGCTAGAACGGGATGCTTGAAGCTGGCCAAGTGCCAGTTGACTCAACGTAGGCGCGCTCGATGTCTGCGAGTCCATGCTCATCCTCAATCTTGTTGGCTTGTTGGATACCGTGAATGAGGCTGATGACCTGCTTCTCTGTCAGATCGCACAGCCTCGTTTCCCATCCGAACTTGCCGAACAGGAACGTGAGTTCTTCCATAGGGCCGTTTTTTTGCACCTTGCTTTCGATTGTAGTCTCGAAGGGGTTTTGCATCTCATCTGTCCGGGCTGTGGAGTGGGACGATATTGTTCGGGAGTTCCTCGTTCAGATGGCTCAGTGAAAGCATGGACTGTCCTCGGATGAAGACATTGGCCGTGCAGTACATGATATCATAGAACTTGGAGAACTTCCGGCAGTGTTCGTCTAACAGGTTGACTGCGCGCTCTTCGACCATGTCCTTGTCGTAGTCGTCTTCGACAAAGCACATCACAGGGTCAGTGAATGCCCTGATCTCGCCTGACGGCTCACGGATTGTGGTGACGATATGAACCTCAATCCTTGCCATTGGTGGCCATCTCGCCGCCAAGGGCGCTGTAAGCAGCCTTGTCGATCCATGAGTCTGCGTGTTCTAGGGTGACGAGGATGCGTGATGTCTTGAGCCAATCCATCATCAGGGCGACGTGGGCAGGCGTCAGCTTGCCGTGCGTCTCGATGGCGCGCCAGACGATGACGTTCCATCCATCAGCAACGCGCTGGTGCATGGATAGGGCGTCGCCGTAGTCACGGGCTCGGTCGCCGTTGATGAGGTCTTTGGCCTTGTCGAGGATTTCGTCACGCTGCATTTGTGTAGCCCATCTTGTTAATGATGCTGTCGATTGCCTGCCTGTTCCACAGATAGTTCAGCCAGCACGCTGCCTTGTAGCGATCCCATGAGTAGTCCATGGGGCCGATGAGGACGCCGTGTCGAGCGAGGTGCTCTCGCTGCTTGTCGCTCACTGGCTGGCTGAGCCAACGCTTGGTCTTGTTCGCGCCTGTGCTGTCTTCGACCTCACGCAGGAAGTCATCCGCTGCCGCTGTTGCCTGCATTTTCGTGCCGATGGAGACAACGCGAGTTCTTCCGCCCTGCGCCTTGACGATAGCGATGCAGGTGTCTTCTGCGGTCTCGATGACGATGCCGAAACCGTTGAAGCCTGTCGCCATTTTGCATGCGCCAGTGCCGAACGGGTCGATCCAACGAAATGGTGATCTGCCGATGAGATCGACTTCGGTCAGTTCGAAGTTGACCAGTGTCTCCTTGTCAGGAGCACGGAAGGAGTGCCCGCAGTTGGGGCATTCGCGCGCGTTCTGAGGGATGATGAAGTCGCACTCTGGGCACTGCTTCTCAGGCGATTCACCCGGATTTGCGTTGGCTTCCTTGCCGTCGAGATCGACCGCGTCATCCAGTTCCCCATGGGTCAGGATGCTGGTGCCAAAGTCGATGACGATGCAGTCTTTCTTGATGACGCCCGGGTGGATCTCTGGATCTACAGTCCGCAGACCCCTGCCGATCATCTGCACCATGGTGGCCTTGTAGGAGCATGGGCGCGTCAGGATGACGCAGGATACGGGCTGTGCATCGAAGCCTTCGGTGAGAACTGCTACGTTGACGACAACTTGTACGTCGCCGAACTCTAGGTCGTGCAGGATCTGCTTGCGCGCATCCTTGGGCGTATCACCTGTGACTGTCTTGGCGTTGATGCCAGCGTCCACAAAGGCCTCGCAGACACCTTCTGCGTGAGCGATGGTGGAGCAGAACACGACAGTCTTGCGGTCGCCAGCGAGTTCGCGCCACTTTTCGACGATGGCATCATTGATGACGCGCTTGTTCATGATCGCTTCGACTTGGTCCATGTCGAAGTCTGAGGCGAGTTTGCGGACGCCTTCAAGTTCTCCGCGAACACCTACGTCAATGACGTATGCCTTGGGCGGAACGAGGAAGCCTTCACGGATCAGCGTCGTCAGTTGGATCTGGTGCGAGCAGTTGGTGAAGACGTTCTTGAGGCCCTTCTTGTCACCACGGTTCGGAGTTGCGGTAAAACCTACAACTTCGGCATTCTTGTTGTCCTTGCGGACAGCTTCGATGACCTTGAGGTATGTATCCGCTGCGGCATGGTGGCTTTCGTCGATGACGACCATGTCGAACTTGGGCCGCTTGGACAGGTTGTTCTCACGCGAGAGGGTCTGGACCATGGAGAAGATGGCATCGCCGCTCCAATCCTTCATGGTGCCATCCACGATGCTCGTGGTGATGTAGGGGTTCACCTTGAGGAACTTGGCGCGGTTCTGGGCCACCAGTTCATCGCGGTGTTGCAGGACAAGAACGCGCTTGTCCTTCTTATGGCGCTTGCCGATGAGGGCTGAGAGCATGATCGTCTTGCCTGCCCCTGTGGGCGCAACGACGATGGTGTTCTTGTGTTTGTCGAGAGCCTTACAGGCATCTGCGACAGCTGCTTGCTGATAAGGACGCAGGATCACGGGACATTCCTTTTGCTAGAAGGATGGTGGGGGATTAGCGGCCCGCGTCCCCCGGCGCGGTCTAGCAGGCAGGAGTTGCCATGCCGCTCGTTATCTTTTGGCCCAAGCAGGGACAGCGCCAGATGTCATCATCTGCGGTTGCTGCTGCACGGGCTGGGGCGCATATGTCTGCTGCTGGAACGCAGGCTGCGCCGGTACATGCTGTGTATATTGCGACCCATCGCGCGGCAAGTAGCCGTTGTCCTTGGGCGTCATGGCGACCATCAGGCGGTTGGTGTCCTTGTAGCCATTGGTGCCTTTCTTGACGCCGACCTTGGCGCAGATCTCCACGCCATTGAGAGCGCCAACGCCGGGTAGGTTGCGTGCCTGTTGGGCCTGCGGCGACATGTCCGAGGGGTCTAGCCCAGCGGCGCTGTCGATCAGGGCCTTGAGCGTGCGCAGGCCAATCTCCTTGGCCTCGGGCATGCCGGATGCGCCCAGCTTGTCGCCATCGACGAAGACCTTGTCCCAGAACTTGCGGCGGTCGTAGGGCCCACCAATGACGGTGAACTCCAGATCCATCCACTTGGCCTTGGTTTCGCGCGCGGCTTTGAACCAGTTGCCTGCGCCATACTCTGGCAGGCTGATCTCGCCCGGCTTGATCGACATGATGGCACGAACGATAGAGCCAGCCGGGATGAGGTCGAACTCACGCTGCTCGCCAGCGGGAACGGAGTTGAGGTTAAGCATCGTCAGATCCTTTCGCTAGTGGTTTGGGTGGAGGGGTCAACGAAGGTCAAAGGCCGTGCGGCTTGCGGCACTCCTGACCCCATTTTTGCGATGAGCTTTCCGAGATGAGGTTCTTCCAGCACATCTAGTCTGCCGCTTCTGTCTTTAGCGGGGTAGCCCCACTGATTGAGTGTTTGGCACACGAATGCCCTGTAGGGGCCTTCGTCGCCTGCCATGACCGCCATCGTGATGACCTCGTCAACGATGCCGGGGAGTTCGCGGCCAGTCTTGCTGCCCTCGATCTGCAAGTCGTATTGCTTGCGGCCATACTCGTCAACACTCTCGTCGAGGATGCCAACGAAGATCACGTTCTTCGAGCGGATGTGCTGAAGGTGCGTCAGCCACGCCATCATCTCACGCCCGTGCATGCCGTAGACTGCGCGGGTGTCTACCTTGCCAGTGCGGTCGCTACGATTGTCAGGCTGCTGCGCGCACCAAGTGAAGCAGAGGCGACCGGCCACAGTGATCGAGTCGATGAAGAGCGAATCATACTTGTTCATCATCTGCTCGGGGTCGCCGTAGAGTTGGCAAACGTAGTCGTAATGGGCCTTGGAGTAGGCCTGATCCTCTGAGAGCGACGGGTTGAAGCCGCCGAGGAAGCAGGCGAAGTCGCGGCACTCGATCCATGTGCGCGGACGGATGACGTCTACCGGCCATCCTTCGATGGCTGCGTCGCCAGCTTCCAAGTCCATGAAGAGGGTGGTGTCGCTGTCGAGTGTGCGGGCGAGAGTTGTCTTGCCCACACCGCTCTTGCCGCAGACCACGATCTTGTGGCCGCGACGTTCTGCCATACGCTCTTCGGCAGAGATGATCTTCATCGCCATGTCATTCCTCCTTGATATCGACGCTGAACGAGCCAACGCGTGTCGTGCGGGCAGGCTCTAGGATGCGCCGAACGTGAGGCGGCGCCATGGTGTATTTGCGCTCATCAACTGCGAGCGTCATCTTGGCATAGTGCTGGGCATCCTCTTCGCTCATCTCGTTAAGCGCATTCATCAGGATGCCTTGGTCCCACTCGACCTTCTTGGTGACGACCGCCTTGATCTCCTGATTGCCCTCAGGGATGTAGACAGTGCCGAAGTCCTTTCCTGTCGTAGCCAAGATTTCCTTGGCCTTCGTCAGGTAGGCACCTTCGAGTTCCGCGTCGATGCGGTCGATGTCCTTCTTGAGAGTAGCGATGTGCGACTTCAACGCCTTACGCTGCTCGAACAGATCAAGCATCTTGGTCATGTTGTGGCTCCTCGTTGCTAGTGCTCACTACATGGAATAACTTGTGCGAAACGTCAAGAGGTTTTTTTGACCACGTTGATCTCGACGCCGAGGACAGCCTGCATGAGCTTCTTTTTCAGTTTGAACTCAGGGGTTTCGACGCCCTTCGCGTCCTCGACGATGGGCTCCCATGTGCCGTCCTGCTTCTCGCGCTCGTAGGAGAAGTCGGCGACATAGGTGCAGATGAGGACGCCGTTGACCGCCAGCTTGTAGCGCGGCTGTAGCTGTAGGCTACGAACAACTTCTGCTCGTTCGAGAGACTTCAAGTATCCGTAGCGTTCGGACTCGAACTTGGAGGCGAAACGGATGCCATCGACGGTTGTCGGCTTCGCGCCGTATTTATGCCTTGACCGGGCTTGTATGGGATTATATGTTCGCGGCATGTTTACTGCCTGTGAGGAACCAGCATGAAAACCAAGTTTAAGTCCGTGGGTCTGGAGATACAAGCCTACGAGAAGCTCAAGGAGCTTGCAGAGCTTGATCGCCGCAGCATCGGGCGAGAGCTTGCCTTCCTCGTGGACACGCTGCACGCGGAGCGGATGACCAAGAAGCCTGTCCGCGCCCGCGTTGGTCTTGCAGCCGTCAGCGATTAAGCAGGGCTGCGCTTCCTAGACCGCCGAGAAGAGAGGCTGCGATGGCAGGGTTCTGCGCGGCCTGTTCTCTTATATTCGGTTGAGCGTTCATGCGCGGCCCGGGCATGGCCATAGGCTGCGGGATAGCGCCGGGAGTTACCTGAGGCACGGGAGTGGATGCGCGGCGCTGGGCCTCTTGGGCTTGGCGCTGTTGGTTGTAGTTCTCCACCATGGCTGTTCCTTGGCGTGCGGCCTCTGTGATGCCAGCGTCCAGCGACTGGGTCGTCGTCTGCGCAATCAGGCTGCTCAGGCCTTGAGCGATCAGTTGCCCAAGGACAGCGGCCTTCTGAGGTCCAGAGGTGCCTGCGGTCAACGCCTTATACTGCTTGTCTAGGTTGCGATAGAACAGGTCGCTCGACAGCAGGCGACCAATCACGCTGTACTTGGCCAGCTTGCCAAGGTTTTGCAGCGGGCTCACCGCGACGTTTGCAGCGACAAGGCCACCGCCATCCACTGTCTTCGAGTTGAAGACGAGCACACGACCGAACTTGTTCATGCGCTCTGCCAGTTCTTCTCCGAACAAAGCACTGAGTTTGCCGCTGCTAAACTCGCCTTCGAGCCTCTTGCCGAAAGCCTTCAGTTGGGCGGGATCAGTCAGGAAGTTGTCGCCAAAGTCGCCGATCAGGTTCTCCATGTAGTAACCACGGATCTTCTGCTTGGCTTGATCTTGGTCAGCGAAATACTTCATGAGCCGGTTGATCGCTTCCGGCTTGGTGCCAGAGTTGGCGATCAGTTCTGCGGCCTCCATCTCGGTTACGCCAGTGCGGTTCAGCTTCTGGATCAGCGCGCTCGCGCGAACTTCCTGCGCTTCCTTCTGTGCATTAGCGACATTTCGTAGCAGGCTGACGCTCGTGCCCATGTCGAATGGGCCAGTGAACTGGTCCACCGCGTTGATGAGGCTTTCATCCACCTTAGACAGCGAAGTCGCAGCCATCTGGTTCGCGAGACGGCGGATCTCTTCGACAGCAGGGACACCGCCGACCTTGTAGTCGAACAATTCATCGGCAGTCGTGCCCAGCTTCTCAAGTTTGTCGCGGAAGATCGTCCCGCGAAACTTGACCGGGTCGATGTCGCTGAACGAGCTTGCCATAGCGCGGCGCAGCCATTCACCGGCTATGGCTCGCTTGAGTTCTGTAAACGTCTGGCCTTCGACCTCGACGCCCCTCAGCACTTCTTCAGCGCGACGGATGAGTTCAGGGTTGTTCGGCTTGACGAGGCGATCCATCATGTTCGCCGGGTTGACCCTGACGCCATTCCTGATCTCGTTGCGGATGCCGCTCAGGTTGGCGACGTTCGCGATCTCCTCGAACTTTTTCATGCCCTCGCGATAGAACTCACGCGCTTCGCCGAGCGATTGCGCAGCGGATCTGACCTTGGCGATGCCAGCGGAGTCGAGCGATCTGCCTGAAGACAGAAGAGCATTCTCGACGTTGCTTGCGTTCAGCACCGCGTCGATTTGGGACAGCAGGGGAGCGCCATAGGTCTGCACGGTGACAGACCCCGGGTTGGACATCATGAAGTCGTTAAGGCTCTTTCGAGCGTTGTAGATTTGCGTGAAGGACGAACTCGGTTTCAGCGCAGCAACGCCACGCAGCATCGAGATCGTGTCGCCAATCGTGCCGCTGGGAACAGAGCCCTCGAATTGCCTCAGCCCAGCCTGTGCTTGACGCGCGACGTTGCCAATCGGAATGACTTCAGCGTTACCGGCAACGTCCCTGATGGCTTCGTCGATCTTCGAGAACTTCGTTTCTGCGAGGTCCTCAAAGCCTTTGTAGGAGTTGAAGAACGCTTGGTAGAGATCATCGTCGATGAACTGGTTGCGCTTAGTCGCGCGGCCAAGATCATTAGAGATGTCTTCCAGCCCACGAATGACTGCGCGTCCAGCTTCCTTCTCGGCTTGCGTGACTGTGGTGTTGGCAGTCTTCGCTGCTTCCAGAAGAACGCGGCCAAGTTCGACCGGATCTGAAGTGCCAGCAGTAGCGCGAAGATTGTCGAGTTCGCGGATGATCGCTTCATTGTTGCGGATCGTGCGTGGAGATCCACGGAATATTTGTTCTGATGTCGCCTGCGCACGAGCAAGAAGCGCGTTGGCACCAGCAAGCCCTGCTGCGGGCGTAATGCCGAACATTTCTCGCGACTCGCCGATTGTGCGCAGTTGCTCGTCTGAAAGCCCGCGTGGCGCGGCCCCACGGAAAGCCATGCCGAAGCCCTTGGCCACAAGGCCAACGATGCCTTCGCCAGCACCAGCGATAGCAGCTTCTTTCAGTGTGTCTGTAAGGATCTCGCCTGCGTCTTGCTTGGATGCACCAGTAGCTGCTTCGATGGCCTCTTCAGCAAGATTTCCGCCACCCCCGCCGATAGAAGCGCCAACTACAGCGCCGACGAGGGGAAGAAATGGCATAGCCGCTTGTCCAGCAATCGCGCCGCCGATTGCACCTCCGACCTCAGGCGCGATACCAGCAAGATCTGCAAGGTCAGACGAACTAAACCCGCTCTCATCGATGACGATATTCTTTTCCGTGCCAATGTTTAGCTTCGCAGCGCCAAGAGGAGTGAGCGCAAGGCGACCGCGAGGATCGCGTGTGTAATCGCCTTCGGAAAGTCCAAACCTTGCGAGTTGCGCAATCTCTTCTTCAGGCTTTTCTGCAAGGCTTAAAGCTGCACGAAGGCCTGCATCTTGCACGCCTGTCTCGTAGTCGAAGCCATCATACATGCCAGACTTGCGCTCTACTCCGCGCTTTACAACTTCTGGCGGAAGAAAGGCTGTAGGGTTAGACAAGACCCTGTCGATCTTCAGCCGCTCTTGGACCGTAGGACGATCACCGGCAATCTTGAAGTTGACAGAGCCATACTGCGTCTGAACTGTAACCGTTCCCACATCAGCCTCCTGTCACGTCAACCGTAGGCACGCCTTCAGTTACAGTTACATTGTATGCGCTGTTTTCGCCAAGCCTTTGGTTGAAGACCTTCATCGCGCGGTCATACTCTTCTTGGCTGATGTACTGTGTTGGATCGTTGATCGCGTCCTCGATGAATGGCGTGATGGCTTGGAGCTTCCCTTCAAAGAGACCACGAGTCTCTCGCACGCGGAAGATTGCCTCCTGCGGGTTGCCGAACAAATCAATCTGACCGAGAAGTTTTTCTGTGTTTTGCACGTCTACGTTGGAGATGCCGTTCCCTGTTTCTGACGTCAGGAAACGCTTGAACTCTTGGATTATCGAGTCTCTCAACGCTGTTGCTTTTGCCTCAGGAGAAAGACCTTCGTCTCCGAAAGACACCTTAGGGTCTTTCATACCAGCAGCGGCAAGGACGTTGTTTACTCTGTCAGCAATGAGCGTAAACGCCGGGCTTGGAGACCCTGCGATTTCAGCAATAGACGCCTCAAGCGCAGACAATGTTTGAAGCGCGCCATTCGCTGTGTTGTACCCACGCGTCAGAGTGTTGGCTGTTGCGCTTCCATCGACGAAAACACCTCTGCCGTCATACATCCCACGACGAATGTCTAGGTTCTGGACAACAGGAATAGTGCCAACATTTTTGATCTCGCCCACTTGACCTGCTGTCTTTGCTGCTTCTGCGTCGATCTCCATCTGCTTCAAATAGGCTTCTTGTGCAAACTCACGTTGTTCCGCAGCAAGAGCCGCGCGAGCATTTCTGCCAGCTTCGATCTGATCCAGCGCATACTTGCCAGCGGCAAGACGGTTAGCCCTTGCTTCCTGTTTAGCAGCTTTCAACTCAGGCAAAGCCTTTTCACCAGCCTCGCCAACAGACCGCAGAATGTTGCCTACGTTGAAACCACTGCCTGCTCTGTTCTGCATGAGCGCAAGACCGAACGCCATCAGTGCGGCGCTCTTGTCAGGCTTGCCGCTGATGTCGATGCCAGTGACTTCCGCGAACTCTTTCATGTAGTCTTCAGCGGTCTTGTCAGGCTGGACCTCTTGCCCAGACGCTTCGGTGTAAGCGTCCATCGCGCCTTTGAATGCGTCCTCTGTGGAGAACGGCGCGGGTTCACGCGTGAGTTGTGCGGGCGGCTTTTCGGGCGCTGCGGTTGCAGGGGCTGCCACAGTGGTGCGAGGCCTTGGAGCTATAGCGGCGGCAATAGCAGATGCAGGCGCAGTCTCAGGACCTTCAAGAGAGAAGATGTCTGTCTCAGCAGGCATTGCGCCAATGCGTGCTGCTTCAACGTCGCGCGCTCCTTGGGTAACAAGGCGACCTAACGGTTGAGGCATCGCTCCAGCAATGCCGCTCCTGACAAGATCCCTGACTTGATTCTCAGTCAGGTTAGGAACGGTTGGCGGTTCAACATAAAAACCGCTTTGACGGAAGCCTTGAATGATATCCTCAGGCACGCCGAGTTCCATCATCTGCATGGGGAAATCGACATTTCCGGTCGGATAGCGCGTCAAAGCGCCCATGACTTCTGGGCCTTCCAGAGCCATTATGCCACGACGTGCCAGCGTCCGATCAACCATGTTCTTTCCTCACTGTTGCCCGTAGACGCCCTGAAGCGCGGTGTAGGCACCAAGTCCAGCAAGATAGGGGTTCGTCGCAGGCTGGGTCTGCGACGTGTACTGCGAATAGAGCGATGCGGAAGGCGTGCCAGAGAGGACGCTGTACGCATAGTTGTACGGAAGCAGCGTCTGTTGCAACGGACGCATTTGTTCCTGCCGCGCGAGATCCAGTTGCTGCTGCCGATATCCACGCTCAGCTTCGCCGTAACCGTACATAGTTGCAAGATCAGCAGGGGCGAGCGCAGAGTAGACGCGACCAATGTCAGCGGTTGTCCCACCAAGCTGGCCATACTGCTGGCCAAGCTGGCCATACTGCGTGCCGATCTGGCCGAACGATTGTCCCAGACCGCCAAGCAAACGACCGGCTTCAAGGGCTCGGGTCTGTGCCTGCTGATACGCATTCTGCGACGACTCAAGCGCCTGACCGTAGCCAGCCTGACGCAGTGCCGCTGCTTGCTTGGCCTTGGTGTCGAGGATCGCGCGCTCGACCTCAGCGGCCTGTAGGCCCTGACGCGATCCACCGAAGGCACCAGCGCCGACCGCCTGAGCAGCGGCACGCTGGCGAGCCACATCACCCTCACGCTCGATGTCAGCCATCGAACGCTGCACCACCTCTTCGGTGTAGGGCGACATGAACTCGCTGATGTAGTCCTGCGGACGATACATCCCTGCGCCGCTCGTGACGTAGCCAGCGGCGGGGCCGAAGAACGATGCAGCCTCCCCCAGCGATCCAATGCCGCGATAGAGCGCCTCACCGCCGCCAGTGACATACTCGCCTGCCTGACCGAAGAACGGCTGATACCGCTCCATGAAGTCAGGGATGCCATTGGCGTTGGCGTCGGCCTTGAGCGACTCCTGAACAAATGACTCTAGACCGAAAGAGGTATATTGACCCGTTGCGGGGTCATAGGTGGTGGGCGTTTGGCCAGCCATCTGATACTGCGGGATCGTGAACAGACCCGGCTGTTGCAGGAGGCCACCTTCAAAGCCACCCGGAGCGCCTTCAGCGCCCTCAGTGTAGCGACCAAAGATCGCGTCTAGCAGGCCCTTTTCGAGCCTTTCCAGATACTCTGGGCGACGCTGAACCTGCTCGATGGTCTCAACCATTATGCCATCTCCTCAAGGCGATCCATCAGCTTGTAGGCCTTCTGGATGCCACGTTCCTGATCGCCGTTGCCAAGGCCTTTGACGGCATCTTTGGTAAGCACAAACTCACCAGCCATCAGCATTGCCGGAACGTCGTCTTTCTGACCAGACCCTTCGTGCGGCATGATGCCGCCATTACGACGAGGGAAGTATTCTCCATTCACCATGCCGCCAACCGCATACTGCGGTATGTTGAGCCGAATGTATTCCTCCGTGCCGCCAAACGGCCTGCGGGCACGTTGTGTCTCCATCGACTCTTCTTCTTTGCCGCCGAGCTTCGACAGCAGGCCAGAGCCGAGAGAAAAGGCGAGCGCCTCGCCAACGGGGCTCGACAGGAGATCGAGGATCTTGCCGCCCTGCATCGACGGGAAGGCGTCGTAGAGGAACGAGCCAATGCCGAGCAGCTTCGGGTTCGCAGTAGGCCCGCGCAGCTTGGCAAGTTGTTCGGCTGCGCGTGTGGCGGTTGAGACAGGAGGAGCAGCAGAAGGTGCAACACCGGGCGCAGCGCCCTTTGAAGACATCATCGCGGGCACCAGATTGGCACCACCTTCACCGCCACCCATGCCGAACGCCTGCCCCAGCGGGACACCGCCAAGGAATGAGGACCCAAGGCCTCCAGTGATGCCGCCGATCAGCGCGTTGCGCAGAGCGTCTTTCGGCTTCGAACCAGTCAGGAGCGATGTCACGCCAGTCGTAAGTGCCGCTTGACCAAACGGGCTCGCGGCAAGAGAGCCGAGCGCGGAAAACAGAGCGGGCAGAAAGAACTCCTGACGACCAGTCATCGGGTTGTAGCTGCCAGTCGGACTGCCAACCATGTAGCGCGTCGGATCGACGCCCTGTTGGCCAATAGCAGTCATGATCCCAGCGCGGAGGCCGGGATTTGCATTTAGAACTGGGCCGGGGACGACCATTTCGCCGGGGGCAACGTGCGCCATTTGCGTGTCGCCATAGCGCCCCATTGCCGCCATATTTTGCATCATGTCGGACCTCGGATGCAGTGCTGCCCTAAGTTACCAAAAGAAGCCGTCAATGGCTAGGGCGTTGTGGTTACAGTGACGCTGCCAACCCCGCCAGCGCCAGAAATGCTTAACGGAGTTGCCGTGTTCGTTAATATTCCGACGCTGCCGAGAGAGCCTGAAGCACTGACGCCTGAAGGCATGCCGACGTTGGTGATGACAGTCACGCTGCCGATAGATCCGCTTGCCTCGACAGACAGCGTGTAAGCTACACCCTCAAGGACAATGTGGACCTCACTGCCAATGCGATACAGATCGCCGGGAACCAGCTTTGTCAGCGATGCCTCTGTCGGCATGTTCGGGATGTTCGTCAGCGGGTTTCTGACTTCCTCGATCAACTTGCTCAGCGTGTCGATGAACATGTTCATCTGCCGCGCGTCATATTGAGGCGCAGCCTGAGGTAGGATCTGTTTGACGATCTTGCGCGTCATCGTCTGCCGTCAGGCCTCAGGTCAAGACGCGGGAAGCCAAGACGCCACGCAACTCCGGTCGTGTTGCTCGTGATCTTGAACGACATCTGCCGACCGCGAAGACGCAGGAAGATCTGGTCAGTGTAGGTCTCGTTGCCGCTCACAACAGATGTTCGGGTTACGGTGCCTGAGTCACTGCCGTTGGTTGAGTCGTCGCTGTAGTTTCGCGCTGTCATTGTCATGGTGACAGATGGCGTAGCTGCCGTGGACTTGGCGAACGACAAATCTGGGATGATGCGACGGATGAACATGAACTGATCGCCGTCGCCGATGTCGAAGTCGGCTGACTCGACATACGAAGTGATCGCCGTGGCAGGGCTTGTGCTGCCGTCGTCCAAGCCGAACTCGTGGTTGTAGAGGTAGCTGTCAGTCCCTGTCGCCTGCGGATATGACCGCTCACCAGCGCCAACATCATTCCACGCTGTGCGCGCTAGATTGCCGTAATACCAAGACTGCTCGGCATAGTTGTAGATGACGTAGCGATCTACCTCGTTTGAGTTGGCAGAAGGATAGAACCACCAGATCTCAGATTCGGTCGCCAAAGAACCAGCGTGGATCTTGAATGACTGATTGCGGTTCAGGTCGTTAAAGACATACTCACGCACGCTGCACGGGATCGGAGTGATGCGGCCATCGTAGACGTAGAAGTTCTCGCGACCCATCCAGAAAACGATGTCGTTCACAGCCGTGACTGCGTTCGGGCCAGCGATCTGGGTGTTATCGCCGATCTGGGCGATGCCGAAGGTGTAGGGAGGCCCAAGGTATTGCAGTGAGTGCAGCGTCCTGTCCGTCCACACGAGCGTCTGACGAGATGTGCGCACAGCGGTAACGATCTCAGAACCAGAGCTAAGACGAAGATCTCCAGAGGTGTTTGACGTTGTGGGCGTCCAGTCAGTCACGCTCTCTTGGCTCGACCAGCGAATGAGTAGCGGATCTTGGTCAGGGGAACCCAACGGGTTAGCGCCGAAACAGATGACATGGCGATCAACCTCGGAAACCAGAACTTTTCTGGCCACAGTCGGAGCGCCAATCGCACCGCTCAAGTCTGACAGCGCAACGCCTCTGCCACCAACGCTGGCATCCCAGTAGTAGACGCCCTCGTCAGCTACGTTGAACAGGAGATCTTCGCCGTAGTCGTCAGCGAACCACAGGCGCAAAGTTTGACCGGCAAGGTTTCCTGAGGCTGAGCCCCATGTAAACCGACCCCAAGTGCCAGCGCCCCAGCCGGGTCCAAGCACAGTAGTGTTTAAACCTACGTTTATCTGGTAGGCCACTTGGATCGCAGATCCACCGCCAGAAACGCCGCCAGTAGAGGCGCTGCCTGTGGTCGTGATCGTGTAGGTGCTGCTATTGATGACGGTCGTGACCGTGTGCTCTTTGTTGATCTGGTCGGAGGTGATGCCGTCAAAAGCCGTCGCACCAGAGATCGTGATGTAGTCGCCAATCGTCGCGCCATGCCCTGCATCTGTGACCGTAATGATGCCGCTGGCGGGAGAGCCGGTCGTGAGTGCATCCGTTCCCAGCGTGACTGTCCTACGGATTGGCGTGATGTCCGTGTAGCTGCCGCCAAGCTCAAGGTAGGCTTTGCTTTCCGTCCCAATGAACAGATAGTTTTGAGAGGCGAGAGTAACGAAGTTGTGCAGCTTCCGCGCTGTGCCAATGAACGCAGACGATGTCGCTTTGGCCCAGCCGCCGATTTTCTCGACATAGCCTGAACGAAAGCGCACTTTGTCGCAGTCATACCAGCCACCCTCGTTAGAGTAGCGGGTTCCTTCGCGTCGAATGCCCGGCTGGAACTGTAGCTTGGTTAGCGGCATGGCCCGTCCCCTGATCCTGCGGCATTATACACCAAAGCATGTGGGATGCTACAGCGACGCATCGGGCTACGTCTTGTTGCTGCAACACGGCATATGGTATTGATGCGCCATGAAATCCATCGAGACCATATCTCGATCAGGCGAGTATCTCGTCGCTCACGTCCTTGAGACGCATGACATCCGCGTTTCTCATGCCAATGTGTCAGGCCACGATCTGTGGTGCAGGACCCCAACAGGCAGGTTGGTGAGTGTGCAAGTCAAGACCAGCGCGACAGAAGTCCCACATCACACCAATACGGTCTACGACTTCTCGAACAATAGTATGAGTTGGACCCCAAACGTCTATGCCTTTGTCGCCTTGGACAAAGGCCTTTTTCTTTGCGAGGCGTCGATGTCAAAGCGCAGAAAAATCCGCGCTGACAGCTTCACCAAGGAAGCTATGGAAGAGAGTATCAAGAAGTTCTTCTACTGACCCATTCCCTTGACAGCAGAGGCAATGCGACCGACCCATGTGCGCTTGCTCGCCATCTCAAGGGCCTTATGCAGCGTCTCCTCGTTCCGGCGAAGCCAGCCACGACCGAAGGTGTCGAACGTGCGGAGGCCACGATAGAAAGCCTCACGCGCATCGGCCATGTCCTGAACGATCTCCTTGGGGTCTTTCTTCTCGACAGCCGCCAAGGTCGCAGATCCAATGCCGCCATCAGGCGTCACGCCTACAATCTTCTGTAGCGCCTTTGCCGCGCGGCCAGTGCCAGAGTTGACGGCCCAGTCGAACACCGCCCAGTCCACGCCACCGGGAAGGTCATCGCCACGCACCTTGTCCCAGTACAGCTTCTTGTACAGCGGAGCTACGTCCTTGACGGTCAACTTCTTCATCGCATCAGGTGCGGCAGGCTTGCCGATCCACTCTTCCCACACCTTGCGGGTCACGCCCAAGTTGGTCTCACCACCGGGGTCTTTGGGGTGATTGACGTATCCTCCCTCGTGCCTGAGCAACATCTCCAAGCAGTCGTCAAAGTTCTCTTTCACTTCTTTCTCCTGAACAAGTCTACAAAACTGCGCGCCATCTCACCCGGAGATGGCAGAACCCAGCCCACGACCAGCGCGATCCATACCCAAATTGGGATGTCTTCGACATTGTTGATTGTCACGCTCTCGACCGAAGCCGCTTCGATCTGTTTGGTCGTTGTGACGATATCCCGGCCAGCTTCAGTTCTCTCTTGGTTGGCCACAACCTGCTGGGTGTTTTCCTTGCCTGCCTGAACATTCGCCGCCACATTCGGCCCGCCACCACCCAACATGCCCAGCGGCAACGCGCCACATGCGGCGAGGAACAGGAACAGGAGGAGGAGATTAATCCTCATGGCTCCGCTCGCGCGTGCGAACGTATGCACTCGCGCCCATGAAGGCAGCAACCACAGCGGCCTGAGATGTGTAGAACATCGTCATCAGGCCGTTCAGAACCTCAACCCTGTCTGTCGGTAGAATCGGCAGAATCAGACCCAGCGTCAGCAAGACCATCGAACCCATGGCCACCCATGCCATCTGTCTTTGTTGATCCTGTTGCTTGTCCCAGTTGTCTATGCGCAGCAGTTTCTCGTGCCGGTTGATCTCTGAGTTGCTGACAGTGCCGTCGCCGTCCAGATCAGCGACATCCAGCAGGCTGTTGGGTTCCAGTTTCTTCGGGGTCATTTGTTCTGCTCCACATAGAGCCACAGGACGGCAGTAAGGAAGGCCGTGACACTTGATATCATAAGGAAGATCAAAAAGCCCGAGATTATCATCTCCTTGATCTCTGCCTTGCGGTGTTCGTGCGCCGCTCTGCGCTTGCGAATCTCTGCCTCTGTCCTCAAGAACTCTTCCCACCCGCTCTGGCCGTAGCTGAACTGGATGTAGGTTCTGAGTTCGTTGCGCTGTGCTTCGATCTTCTTCTTGGCAGCGAAGACCTCCATGGCCTCTGCCTGAGCGTTGCCGCTGAATGCCTTGTACCAAGGAGGATCTTCCGCCTTCCTCTCGAAATACTCCAAGTCAGATATGGCACTAGCCCATTGGGAGAGTTGGCCTCCCATGTCCTGTAGCTCACGACCTATCTCAATGCCCTTCTTGATGGCAGAGTAGGCGCTGCTTGCTAGAGCTATGGCACTGACTGGATCAAGCACATCGTTACTTCCCCACGCGCTCCATCAGACGGTCGATCTTCGTGTCCAATGCTTCGAGGCGTGTTATTACCCGGTTGATGTCAGCGTGAACCTCGGCCTTGGTCACATAGTCCTTGGCGACTTCTTCGCGGGTTCTGTTGAGAAGTATCTGTAGGCGTTGCAGTTCGTCAGCCCATGACTTGAGAAACCAGCCAATGATGCCAAGGATGAGCGTGAGAGCGGAGTTCCAGAACAGTTCTACTTCCACGATGCACCTACATGTAGGACAGCGTTTTGGTCATGTCGGCACAGGTGTACCGCTGATAACCTTTCAATGTTGGCATTGGAACCTCCACGATCTCTGCTCCGGTCTCTTGCGCCACAGACCGCGCAACTTCCATAAAGGAAACCGCCGCGCCTGTTCCCAAGTTATACACGCCAGAAACGTCTAAGTCAAAGAAGGCTCTGTGAACTTCGATGACACGCTCGACAGGCACGAAGTCTCGCTTGATGTCTTTGCTCCCCTCAAAGATCTCGATCCTGCCGGTGGCCGCTGCCTGCCTGCGAAAGCGCGTAAATGGCGAGGCTTGGATCTTCTCTCCCTCATGCGGGCCATAGACGTTGAAGTAGCGGAACAATTGCACAGGCATCGGCCAGTCGCGGTCGATGGCATAAAGTTCGATGATCCTCTTCGAGATGGCGTAGTCGTTCATGGGGTTAGCCATCTCCTCGCGAAAGATCTTGCCATCTCCGTAGACAGCAGCGGTCGAGGCGATCTGGATCGGTATCCTACACAAGGCGCACTCGTGTAGGAGATTCTTGGTGAAGTTGACGTTCCGCTCTGCCAGCAGCTTCCAGTCTGTGCATTGGGTGTCGGTGATCGCGCCGAGGTGGATGACGCGTGAGATGCCAGTGAGATCAACCTTGCCGTCGCCCCACTCGTAGCCTCGCGCGCCGGGGAAAGCGGCCATCATGTTCTTGCCGATGAAGCCCCTATGCCCAGTAATCAGGATCATAGTTCTGGCACTTCCTTCGGATTCAAGGCGTAGGTTCCCACATGCGAACAAGTGATTGCGGCGCAGCGATTGGCAAAAAGCATTGAAGAAGTGATGTCCGAGCCCTTGGTCATGGCATAAGCAAACGCTGCGAGGAACGTATCCCCAGCCCCGCAGACATCGACCACATCGACAGGAAGACCAGCCGCAACGGTCGTCATGTTGTGAGTTGCCCCATCAGGGCCTCTCGTCACGATAAGGTTCGTGGGCCGCGATATGAGCGCCGCCTCTTCGGCAGCGTTGATCTTGAACCACGCTGGCCCAAGTCCGCCCAAGTTCCGCTTCTTCGTATCGATGAAGCAGTTCTTGAATCGTGAAAGCCAAGCGATGTCATTCTCTGTCAGAAAGCCCTTATTGTAGTCAGACACGACCACCGCGTCGAAGTCGGCAGAATCATGCTGCCGCACATCCCTATAGGTCTTGTCAGGCACATGGTCATCGTCAACCCGTAGGAGTTGAGTGCCGGTCTTCTCGTCGATGTAGCGGGTTTTGACAGAGATGCCATTATCAGGCACCTCGGATATCACCTCGACGCCAAAGGAACGCAGGTTGGCCGCGACGTTGAGCGCCATGCCGACCCGGATCTCGCTTCCGTGCAACGTCAGCAGCGTGGCCGATGACTCCGGGTTGATCCGCTTGATCGTGCCGTAGCGGTAGACGTCGTGGCACGCATCTCCGATGACGAGGAACCTCATATCTGACCGTCCCCCGGCATGACGCGGTGGTTATCTTTCGGATCGTCGAAGGTCGATACCTCAGACACGGTGCCTGCCTCAATGCAGATCAGTTGGTGCGGCACGAGTGGTGGGTTGCGCCACACGGCGCCAGCGGTGAGTTCCTTCGTGCTGACCTTCGCCGTCTCGGTGTCGATCCAGCGCACCATGAAGCGACCGGAGCGCACGAACCACGTCTCGTCCTTCTTGGCATGGAAGTGCATCGAGCACTTGCCGCCAGCCTTAAAGACCAATTCCTTTCCACAGTACGTCGGCTCGTCTGCCCAGATCTTCTCGCAGCCCCAGCCCTTGTCCACGACACGCATCAATCACTCCCGTTGTTGATTTGCCTTCGACGTACGGGAGAATGACGACCTTGGCGAGTCCGTGCCCCACCACGTCCTCGGCCCTGTAGTCTCCTCCCTTGGTGATGATATCAGGCTTCACGCGCTTGATAAGCCCAAGAGGCGTGTCCTCGTCGAAAATGTACACGGCATCGACGCAGCGCAACGCGAGCAGCATCCGCTTGCGGTCTTCCTGCGTGTTGATCGGTCGGGTGTCGCCCTTGAGCCGACGCACAGAGGCATCCGAGTTCAGGCCGACGACGAGGTATTTGCCCAGCGCGCGCGACTGCTCAAGGTAGGCGATGTGGCCGACATGCAGGATGTCGAAGCAGCCGTTGGTGAAAACTAGCATAAAAGTTCATTGTTGCCGTTAAAGTTAATATTAATCTTCTGCAATTTCATGCGCAAAAAACCCGCCCGCAGCAAACTGATACCAATCAGTATTGGACCCAACTTGAACAGGACTGCTTCTGTTTGTTGCATCTCCAAGGCCAAGTTGGCCACTGCTGTTATTCCCCCATGTCCACAAAGTGCCGTTAGTTTTGACCGCCCCAGATAGATTTCCGCCGCTACTTGCATAAAAATTAACAGCTGCGCTGCCGCCGCCAATTTTCTCCCAATTCGTCAATGCTCCTATTTGAACGGGGCTACTGCTATCTGTGGTAGTGCCATCGCCCAATTGTCCTCTGAAGTTTCTTCCCCAAGACCACAAAGTTCCATCTGTTTTTACTGCCATAGTATGATATGAACCACAGGCAACTGCCGCCCATGTCGTTAAGGCCCCAATTTGAACTGGGCTGCTACGATTGGTTGTGGTCCCATCACCAACTTGACCAAAAAAGTTACGTCCCCAAGCCCATAAAGTACCGTTTGTTTTTACGGCTGCGCAATGAAGATTTCCCATATCAACTTGCGCCCAGTCTGTAAGCGCACCCACCTGAACTGGGCTGCTACTGTTGGTCGTGCTGTTATCTCCAAGTTGACCGTTATTATTGAGACCCCACGTCCATAAAGTGCCATCAGTTTTGATACAGCTAGAAGACTGACCACCCGCAGCGGATTGCAGCCAGTCTGTTAGTGCGCCTATTTGTGTAGCAACATTCGTAGTCCCACTAGGTAGCTGTCCAGAATTGCTATATCCCCAACCCCAAAGGGTGCCGTCTGTTTTTACCGCAAGAGAATGCCTCTGACCCGCAGAGCATTGGGCCCAATTAGTGGCTACGCCAACTTTTTGAGGGGTGTTAAACCCGCTTGGTGAGTTGCTTCCTTGGCCGCACTCTCCTTGAGTATTTCTCCCCCAAGCCCAGATAGTGCCATCTGTCCGAACAGCAACAGCATGTGTTCCTCCACCAGCTACTTGGTACCAATCTGTATCCACGCCAAGTTGAACTGGGCTGACTCTAGTGGTATTTGATCCATCCCCAACTTGGCCATAATTATTTAATCCTTGGCCAAAAATTATATAATTCTCTTCGGCGGCGACAAGAGATGCAAGCAACGCTTGAATAATACCACTCATATTACACCCCCATTAACGCGTCTATGTCTTCATGGGTATTGGCTAAATTGATTTTATCAATAGTGCTCTCAAACACTATGCGTGCATCCTCAACGGCAATAGCGTCATATTGTGTTTCTGGATATTGATCTGTTTCTTTCATTACTTCGGCCTGAACTGCCATTTGAAACTTTAACTTTTCCTCTATTGTTAATGAGTTTTTTCTTTCGTAAATGGTCAATTCGCGCTTGCCCCACACAATCTGTGCTGGCGTCACGTCAATGTAGAAGTTGTGCGTCGTTACCATCTCGCGATTGGGCACAAGATCAGGCATGACCTCGACAGCCTCGCGCCAGCCCGGCTCTTCGGCGAGTTTCTCATCCGATGGTTTGTAGTCCCATACGTCGGAAACTTGCCCGTTCTTGACCAGAATCCAAAAGCCCGTTTTCGTAGGCATGGCGTAATTCCCTCTTCACGTCGTTGAAGACAGATATCCAGTCTTCATGTCCCTTCTGCCGAAACAGCCTCACGCTGTCGTACCACTCAGTCCCATTCCCCGGCTTGGCCCACAGGTAGTACGGCAGAACCGGGACCACGATCCACGTCGGGATGCCCATAGCACCAGCCAGATGAGCCACCGACGTGCAGGACGTTACCACAAGATCGCAGGATGCAATAGCCATTGCAGTTGCGCCCCAATGTGAGAGATCAACCTGCTGCACCCACGAGGGCCGATGCTCCGCACCCTCGTCACGCTGCAAGCTAATATAGTCTGCGTCGAAGTCATTCACCGCATTGAACAGTAACTTCGGCGGGAAGATCCGATGTTGCTCATGCTCGAATTGCGGATTGCCCTGCCACCTCAGACCGATCCGCAGCCTGTCGACGCGAGCGACATTTGGCTTGCGAATGTAGGCCGAGCCGTCGATGTCGCGGTACTGCCAGCCCAGCGGCACGCTCGCCGTCATGCTCGGCACCCAGAAGTCATGCACGACGCCAAAAGCAGCCTCGT